ATGGCGGAGCAGGGTGAGCGCGACATGGACGGCGGGGCGTCCGCCGATCCCAGGCCGGGCGCTTTCCCCCTGTGGCCGGGCGACGGCAGCGTGTGCGGCATGGATGGAGCCGGCGTGCTGGACGCGCTGTTCTCCACCAACGCCGCTCCCATCCTGCTGATCGATCCCGGACGCGACGGCGCCATCGTCGATGCCAACCCGCGGGCCGCCGTCTTTTACGGCCACAGCCTGGATCGGCTGCGCAGCCTTCATGTCTGGGACATCAACCAGCTCGGGAGGGCGATCCTGCCGGCGATGCGCGAGATCGCGTCCTGGGAGGGCGGCCATTACCCGCAGCGTTTCCACCATCGGCTGGCCGACGGGTCGGTGCGCGATGTGCAGGTCTATGCCGGCCCCATCCATCTCGGCGGGCGCAAGCTTCTGCTGTGCATCATCCACGACATCACCGCCGTGATCGAGGCCGAGCAGTTCAATCGCCTGCTGCTGGAGAACGTGCAGGTCGGGGTGTGCGGCATCGACCGCTCGGGCGCCGTCACCTTTGTCAATCCCACCGCCATCCGCTCCTTCGGCTTCCGTCATGAAAGCGAGCTGATTCGCAGCCATATCGGACGCTTCCTGTTTCGTGACTCCTTCCGCGGCGGCCCCGATGAAGGTGGCCCGGATCAAGGTGGCAGATCCCATCCGGTGTTCCGGGTTGCGGAGGCCGGAGAGCCGGTGCGCGACATCGAGACGGTGCTGTACCGCGGCGACGGCACGTCCTTTCCCGTACGCCTGACCGCCAGCCCGATCCGCAACAATGACGGGATCGTCGGCGTGGTCATCAGCTTCTTCGACCTGACGGAGGAGCGCGAACGGGAAGCCCAGGCGAGCGATCTCGCCAATGCCCTTCCCGGCGCGGTGTTCCAGGCCGAACTCCATCCCGGCGGAGGCTTGCGCGCGACCTATTTCAGCACCGCCGCAGCCTCCCTGTTCGGCGTGCGGCCGGATGCCGACCTGACTGCTGCGCGGACTCTGGCGCCTGTGATGACGCTGAAGGGGTGGGCGCGGGTCCGGCGCGGCCTGCGGCAGGCCGGCCGCGCCGGTCGGGTCTGGGAAGGCGAGATGGAGATCGCCGGCGGACGCTGGGTGCTGGGCCGCGCCCAGCCGCGCCGCCGGAACGACGGCACCCTGCTGTTCAACGGCGTGCTGCTGGACATCACCGACCGCAAGGGCCTGGAGGCGGAACTGCAACAGGCGGCGATGCACGATCCGCTGACCGGGGTGTGGAACCGCCGGCGGTTCCAGCAGGCGGTGGGTGAGGCCGCGGCCAGGCTCGAGCGGTACGGGCGCCCCTATATCCTGGCGTTGATGGACATCGACCATTTCAAGCGCTTCAACGACACGCATGGGCATCAGGCGGGTGACGATGCCCTGCGCGTGGTCGCCGCCACCTTGTCGGACCGGCTGCGCCGCTCGGATGCATTGGCGCGCTGGGGGGGCGAGGAATTCGCCCTGCTGCTGACCGAGACCGACCTGCCCATCGCCCTGGGCGTTCTCGACGCTCTGCGGCAGAGGGTGAGCGCGCAACGGATGGCGTGCGGCGGGGCGGTCACCATCAGCATCGGCGTGGGCCAGGCCACGGCCGGCGAGGATATCGACAGCCTGCTCCAGCGCGTCGATGCCGCGCTGTACAAGGCGAAAGCCACCGGCAGGAACCGCGTCGAACAAGCCTGAGCGGCAGGATCGGGATCGGTCTGTCCAGCCGGGGCATGCCGTGGAGCGGACGGACCGGGCTTCGCTGACCGTTCGAGGGACAAAGCCATCTGTGGCCTCGGCCACGTCCCGAATTTCGGGTCAACCCCTTGTTCCTGAATGCTTTTCCAAAAAGATGTAGCGCCTGCCCGTGCGGTAAGATAATCATCCGCTTAAAGGAATTATATCCTTTTAACGGATGAAGGTTCAATGGGACGAATGTCCTCCCGCCATTCGCCTCCCCTTGACCGTCTTATCGGAGTCCCGAGGCCATGCTGCTGCACGCATTGCTCAAACACGTCGAAGCCGAAGGGCTGGGAACCGAAGGAGGGACCCTGTTCCTGGGCCGGGCGCCGCAGGACACCGCCGCGGGATCGGTCTTCCTGCCGCGGGGCGGAACCCGCCGCGATTATGCGCAAGGGCTTCGCCGGCTTTCCTTCCAGGTCCGCACCCACGATCCCGACTATCTCGCCGGGGAGGCCCGTGCCCTGGCGATCGCCGACGCCCTGACCCTGCGGGCGGCTCCGGCCGGGGGCTGTTTCGTCATCTCGTGCCTGCCCCAGCACGAGCCGCTGATGCCCCACGACGAGACGGCAAGCACCTTCACCTTCATCGTCAACTATCGCGCCGACTGGCGTGTCGCCTGATTAGGAGACTATACCCATGGCCATCACCACCGAAGACATCGCCCTCGGCATCTGCGACGTCGCCTTCGACGGCATCGATCTCGGCTCGACCAAGGGCGGCGTCGAAGTGACCGTCAAGACCACGAACTATCAGGTAAAGGCCGACCAGATGGGCGAGACCCCGATCAAGGACGTCATCACCGGCACCGAGGTGTCGGTCAAGGTGCCGATGCTGGAAACCAACCTGACCAAGCTGCTGGCGGTGATGCCGCAGGCGGTCGGCGTCGGCGCGGCCGGTGCCGAGGTCGGGGTCGAGATCCGCTCCGGCGTCAACATCGACCTGCTGGCCATCGCCGCCCCGCTGAAGCTGCACCCCACCGCCCTGCCCGCCTCCACCACCAAGGACGATTTCATCGCCTTCAAGGCAGCACCACTGCCCAACTTCACCTTCAAGTACGAGAACGGCGGCGAGCGCGTCTACGAGGTCACCTTCAGCTGCTATCCGGACGGCACCGCCGGCAACCGCATCGCCGCCTTCGGCGCCCCCGTCGCCGCCTGACCGCGATGGTCAACGGCCGCGGGGGCTTTCGCCCCTGCGGCCGCCCTCGCGGGCCTTGCCCGCCACCAGCGACCGGAACCCTCCATGTCCCAGCCCACCATCCTGAACCTCGATGAGTTCCGCGTTTCCCGCAGCGTCGTCATCGGCGGGCGCGAGCGGATCCTGAAGAACATGACCGTCGAACAGTTCCTGCAAGCCGGGGACATCGAGCGGAAGCTCGAGGAGGCCGGCAGCGACCGGGCGCAGATCCCGATCCTGGTCGATGTGATCGCCGGCCATCTCGAGGACACCCCGCGCGAGGAGATCCTCGGCCTCGATCTGGGCCAGCTCCTGGTCCTGCTGGCCTTCATCCGCGGAATCGATCCGGTGGGAGACGGCCAACCGGCGGAACGCCAGCCGGGGGAGCCGCGGGCGGGCAAGCGGGGGAGCCGTCGGGCCCGCTGACGCGGCTCGACTTCGCCTACTGCTTCGCCCGCGTCAGCCGCTTCTATGGCATCGACCCGTTGCGCCTGCTGGCGCTGCCGGTGCGGATGTTCTGGACCCTGTTCAACGAGATCGACCGGCTGCGCGCGGAGGAGATGGCCGACTGGCTGCCGGTGCATCTGACGGCGGCCGGCGTCGGTGCCCGCGAACTGCACGACCGGCTGCGCCAGCGGGTCGGCACGCCGTTCGCCTTCGCCGACCTGCCCGATGGCGGTCCGGCGGGCGGCCAGGCGGTTGGGGAGCCGGGCCTGACCGAAAAGGCCAGAACCAGACTGCGTGCCCGCTTCGGCTAACAGAAAGGGAAAACCATGGCTGAAAACGCCGCCGGCCCGATCATGACAATCACGTTCGATAAATCTTGCACCGCTTCCATCAAACGCCTGGATGGTACCGTCAACAATCTTGCAGTGCAGACCTATTCCTTGCTGGATGAGACGCGCCAGCAGCTCAATGAAATTCATGAGGCTGGCAAGAATCTGATCACACCGCAGGCGATGGCGAACCGTTTTGCGGCGCCTTACAGCGCTGCCGCACAGTTTGCCCAAGGGCAGACCGATGCGAAGGCTGCGCAGGGCGCTCCGTCGGACGCACCCGCGCAGAAGACCGACGAGGCTGCCAAGAAATACAATGAGGTGATGGGCTCTGCCTTGCGTCCGCTTGGCGAACGTGTGAAGGCCAGCTTCGGCGACGGTTTGCAAAGCCTGCTCGGCGGTTGGAGCGACGGCGTGCTGAGCGTCGTGACCGGCAAGCAGCAAATCGGTCCCGCTTTTCAGAAGCTGTTCACCACCATGCGGAACAAGCTGCGGGATTTCCTCGTGAAATCGATTGCGGAGCAGACCGGCGCCGGGCTGCTCAACGTGCTGGGCTTCAAGACCAGCATTCCCGAAAACGGTAAAGCCGTCGCGAAGGCCGGCGATCCGTCGTCATCCGCTCAAACGGACAAGAAGGACGAAGCCAAAGCGTCCTCCGACACGTCCGCCAATGGAAATGGCACAGCCGGCGGCGGATCGACCGGCACGGCCGACACCGGCAACGGACTTTTCAGTTTCATCGACTCGCTCTTCACCTCCGACAGCCTGTTCGGCACCATCTGGTCGAAGGTATCCTCGCTTTTCAAACCGGAGGGGCTGCTCGGCGGCCTGATGTCCAGCATCTCCGGCCTCTTTTCCTCACTGCTCAAACCCGAAGGGCCGCTGGGTGGCATCCTGTCGGGCGTCGCCAGCTTCATTTCGGCGCTCTTCCACACCGGCGGCATCGTCGGTGAAACCGGCCGGCCGGGGCGGATGGTGTCCGCCGGGCTGTTCGCCGGCGCTCCCCGCTTCCACACCGGCGGTCTGGTGGCGGGCGAGATCCCGATCATCGCCCGCAAGGGCGAGGCCGTCTTCACGCCGGAACAAATGACGAACGCTGACCGCCTGATCCAGGCGGCGCAGGATGGCGGCCCTGCGGTGACCCAGTCGGTGACGGTGAATGTCGCCGGCGGCTCCACCGGCGACCGCGAGCAGGACAAGGCGCTCGCCGAGCGGATCGGCGCGTCGGTCAAGGAGCAGCTGCGCGCGATGATGGGCAACGAGCTGCGCCAGCAGATGCGGCCCGGCGGCATGCTGAACAACATGAGCTACGGAGGCTGAGCGATGGCCGGCGAAACCACGAGCCAGAACGGTGTCCCGGTCTTCCTGCCGCCCTGTCCGCCGGCGACCGGCAGCACCATCGAGCCGGAGGTGAAGGTGCTGACCGCCGGTTTCGGCGACGGCTACACCCAGCGGGCGCCCGACGGCATCCACAACATCCGCGACCAGTATTCGCTGAGCTGGGAGTATCTCGACACCGATCAGGCGCGGGCGATCGAGGAGTTCCTGCGGGCCCGGCGGGGTGCTGAAAGCTTCCTGTGGAAGCCGCCCGGCGAACCCGACCGCCGGCGCTGGATCTGCAGCAAATGGAAGCGCACCCGCACCCATTACCTGTTCTCCAGCATCTCCGCGACCTTCGTCGAGGTCTTCGACCTCTGACTCTGCTGCGGCCGCTTCGCTCCCTTCGACGGCGGGGGCGGCGCCCATCCAAGGAATCCCCATGAGCCAGACCAACATCCCCAAATGGGATGAACGGCCGGCGCTTGCCGCCGCCGCCCAGTCGCCCGATCCCGGTGCCTATGTGACGCTGTTCACGCTGGACCTGACCATGTATCCCGGCGGCACGATCCATCACTTCACCCCCTCGGGCAGCGGCGGCGAGCAGGTCCTGTTCGGCGGCATCGCCTATGTCCCGGTCGAGATGGAGACCGAAGGGTTCGAATGGACGGCGACCGGGGCGCTGCCGACGCCGCGCCTGCGCATCGCCAACATCAACCGCCAGATCTCGGCGCTGATCTACCAGTTCTCCGACCTGCTCGGCGCCAAGGTCAGGCGGCTGCGCACCTTCGACCGCTATCTCGACGGCCGGGCGGAGGCCGACCCGCTCGCCTTCTTCCCGCCCGACCTCTACCGGATCGAGCGCAAGAGCGCCCACACCGCCACCCATGTCGAGTTCGAGCTGTCGGCGGCCATCGACCAGGAGGGCGCCATGCTCCCCGGCCGGCAGGTGCTGCGCGACGGCTGCACCCGCCGCTACCGCCATTGGACGGGATCGGGATGGTCGGCCGAAGAGGTCGATTGCCCCTATTCCGGCAGCCTCTGCTTCACCGCGACCGGTGAGCGCACCGATCCGGCGAGGGATGCCTGCGGCAAGCGGCTGGCCGACTGCCGCCTGCGCTACCCCAACTCGACCGATCTCCTGCCCTTCGGCGGCTTTCCCGGCGTCTCCCGGGTCCGGGTCTGATCCGGGTGCCCCTCCCCTCACAGCCAGAGGAGCAAGCAGCGCATGTTCACCGCTGACGCGATCCTCGCGATGAAGCGCCACGCCCTGGCCGACTATCCGCGTGAGAGCTGCGGTCTGGTGGTGGCCGGCACCTACCGGCCCCTGTCCAACCGCGCCGCCGACCCGGCGTCCCATTTCCGCATCGACGACGCCGATTACCTCGCCCATGCCGGCGCCATCGACGCCATCGTCCACAGCCATCCGGACGGGCCGCTCCACCCGTCGGCCGCCGACATGCGCGGCCAGATCGACAGCGCGGTCCCCTGGGCGATCCTGGCCACCGACGGGGAGCGCTGCTCCGATCCGATCCTGTGGGGCGACGGCGTGCCGGTGCCCGATCTGATCGGCCGCGAGTTCCGCCACGGCGTGACCGACTGCTACGCCCTGGTACGCGACTGGTTCCAGCTGGAGCGGGGTATCCGGCTGCCGGATTTCCCGCGCGACGACGAGTGGTGGCACGCCGGAAAGAACCTCTATCTCGACCATTTCGCCGATGCCGGCTTCTCGGTGGTCCGTTCCGGCGAGGCGGCGGCCGGCGACGTCGCGCTGATGACCGTGCTGTCGCCGGTGCCCAACCATGCCGGCGTCGTCCTCGACGGCGGCCTGCTGCTGCATCACCTGCCGCGCCGCCTGTCGCGCCGCGAACCCTTCGGCCCCTGGCACCGGCAGATCGTCCACATCCTGCGTCACAAGGATCTCGCTCATGGCTAGGATCCATCTGCACGGCGCGCTCGGCCGCCAATTCGGGCGCCTTGCCGACTATCAGGTCCGCGACGCCGCCGAGGCGATCCGGGCGCTCGCCGCCAACCATCCCGATTTCGAGAAGATTTTCCGCGAAGGCTCCTACCGGCTGGTCCGCGGCCCGCGCTCGCGCGGCGGCATCGACCTGACCCTCGACACCCTGACGCTCGGGCTGGGCAGCGCCGACCTGCACATCATCCCGGTTCCGGCCGGCGCCAAGAGCGGCGGCGCCGGCAAGGCGATCATGGGCGCTCTGGTCATGGTCGTGGCGATTGCGGCGGCGCAGCCATGGGCGGCAGCAAGCTTCTCGGCGGCAATGTCCGCTCCGGCTGTCGCAGGAATCTCCTACGGTTCGATCGCCCTGTTCGGCGCGGCGATGATGCTGTCCGGCATCAGCCAGATGCTGTCGCCGACCCCCAAGGCCAACCTGCCGGACAGCAAGCAGAGCTACCTGTTCTCCGGCCCGGTCAACGTCACCGAACAGGGCGGGTCGGTTCCCCTGGTCTATGGCCGCTGCTGGGTCGGTTCGACGGTCATCTCCTCCGGCATGGATACGGAGCAGGTCGGAACCGTCCAGCCCCAGCCGGCGGCATCGGTCGTCGCCGCCGCTTCGGCCGGAGGTCCGGCAGGCGGCATCCAGGGGGCCAAGGGCGGCAAGTCCGGCCGCGGCGGTTCCGGCGCCACCGAGGACGCCAACAGCCTGCAGTCCAATGCGACCGCCCGGGTGATCGATCTGCTGGGCGAGGGCGAGATCGTCGGGCTGGTGAATGAGGGGAGGGGCATCTATTTCGACGGCACGCCGCTGATCGCCTCCGACGGGACGGAGAACTTCAAGGGCGTGAGCTGGAAGCTGCTCAATGGGCTGCCCTCCCAGAACGCCGTCGAGGGCTTCACCGATAGCGAGACCTCCGTCGCGGTCGGCGTCGAGGTGAAGAAGACCAGTCCGGTCGTCCGCACCATCCATAGCGACGAGATCGACACCGCACGCATCGTGCTGCGCTGGAACGCGTTGACCGAGCAGGACACGTCCAGTGGCGACCTGCACGGGTCTTCGGTGGAACTGACCATCGAGGGACGGGCGGCCAATGGCAGCTGGACGCACCTGCTCGGCGACACGGTGAGCGGCAAGACCACCAGCGCCTACGAACGGTCCTACAAGGTCGGGCTGCGCCGGCTGGGCAAGGCGCCCTACGACATCCGGGTCACCCGCGTTACCCCCGATGCGACCCGCGCCTCGGTCCAGAACAGCTTCTCCTGGTCCCATTATGGCGAGATCGTCGAAGCCAAGTTCGGCTTCGACAATTCGGCGCTGGTCGCGCTGACGGTCAAGGCCGAGCAGTTCGGCAACTCGATCCCCGAGCGGGCCTATGACGTCAAGGGCCTGAAGATCCGGGTCCCCTCCAACTACGACCCGGAGACGCGGAGCTATACAGGCCAGTGGGACGGCAGCCTCAAGACCGCCTGGAGCGACAACCCGGCCTGGGTGCTCTACGACCTGCTGACCAACAGGCGCTACGGCCTGGGCCAGTCGATCTCCGCCGAGGCGGTCGACCGCTGGTCGCTCTACACCATCGGCGTCTATTGCGACCAGCCGGTCAAGTCGGGCCGGCTGGACGCCAGCAGCCGCGACATCATGGAGCCGCGCTTCACCTTCAACGGAGTGATCTCCGGCCGGACCGAGGCCTACCGCGTCCTCCAGTCCATCGCCTCGACCTTCCGCGGCTTGATCTTCTGGTCGGCCGGCGGCGTGCTGGCCCGCGCCGACATGCCGGCCGACCCGATCAAGCTGGTCACTCCGGCCAACGTCATCGGCGGCAGCTTCACCTACTCCGGCACGGCGCTGAAGGCCCGCCACACCGCGGCGCTGATCACCTTCAACGATCCCGAGGACGGCTACCGCCCGACGGTCGAGGTCGTCGAGAATGCCGGGATGATCCAGCGCTACGGCTGGCGGCCGATCGAGGCGACGGCCTATGGTTGCACCCGGCGCAGCCAGGCCCGCCGCTTTGGCCTGTGGATGCTCGACAGCGAGCAGCACGAGACCGAGACCGTCACCTACCGCTGCTCCTTCGACCATCTCGACGTCATGCCGGGCGACGTGGTCAAGCTGGCCGACCCGAACTGGGCGCTGGTGCGCACCGGCGGGCGGCTGGTCGGCTACGACCCGGAGCGGCAGGTCGTCACGCTCGACGACACGGTGACGCTGGAAGCCAACCAAAGCCATGTGCTGGCGCTCACCCTGCCGGACGGGCGGCTTGTCGACTGTCCGGTCCGCCGCCCGGTGCTGGAGGACCACACCACCGGCCAGCTCGTCATCGACGCGGCTCCGCTCGGCGGCGCGGTGCCGCAGCCGCATGCGGTGTGGATCCTGACCGCCACCAACCTCGCCCCGCGCCTGTTCCGGGTGCGCGCCGTCACCGAGAAGTCGCCCGGCGTCTACGAGGTCACCGCTCTGCTGCACGAGCCCGGCAAATATGCCCGGGTCGAGGAGGGCGTGCAGATCGAGCCGGTGGCGACCCAGAGCGCCGCCAACGCCATCCCGTCCCCCGCCAACCTCGCGGCGGTGGAAAGCGCCTATTGGGTCAACGGCCTGCCGCAGGCCCGGCTGACCGTCAGCTGGACGCCCAGCGACGATGCCCGCATTTCCGGCTACCGCGCCGACGTGATGACGCCGGGCGGCCAGTGGCAGGAATGGAAGGTCACCCGCGCCGGCAGCTTCGACATCGAGCCGGCGGCGGAGGGCGTCTACACCCTCCGCATCACGGCATTTGCCTATGACAACCGCCGCTCGACGCCGGCGGAAATCCGGGCCACGGTGCGCGGCAAGGGCACGCCGCCCGGCCAGCCGGCCGGGCTGGTCGCCAAGGGCGGGTTGCGCCAGATCGCCCTGTCCTGGGTCAATCCGCCCGACACCGACCTCTCCCACATCGAGGTGCTGGAAGGGGCGGCGAACGATCTGTCGGCCGCCGCCGTCATCAGCACGGTCAAGGGCAACGCCTTCGTGCGCGCCGGGTTGGGTGGGCTGGTCACGCGCTACTACTGGGTGCGTGCCGTCGATCTCGGCGGCAATGTCAGCGACGTCAATTCCAACATCGGCACCGGCGCCACCACCGAGCAGATCTCCCACGACGACCTCGCCGACAAGCTGGTCTCGGAATCGAAGCTCGTCCCCATCCTGGCCGAGCGGATCACCGGGATCGAGAAGATCGCCGAGACGGTCACGTCCGGTCTGGTGCGCGTCAACGACAGCTACGGCCGCATCCGCAGCGAGATCGGCAAGCGCGAGGCCGACGTCACGGAGGTGAAGGCGGACGTCAAGCAGGTTCGGGACGACACGCAGTCGCTGGCGAGCCGGGTCACCACCGTTGCCGCCCAGTTCGACGGACAGATCGCCACCGTCAAGGAGGAGCTGACCGCGCTGGTGACGGCGGACGAGGCGACGGCGACGCGCATCGACACGGTGGTCGCTGCCTGGGACGGAAATCTGGCCGGCGTGCAGGCTAAGCTGACCGCGACGGCGAACGACGCCCGGACCAACGCTGAGCGCATCGACAGCGTCGTCGCCGGCTACGACAAGAGCCTGGCCGGCTATGACAGCCGCATCACCGCCAACGCGACCGCGACCGGCGCGCTGACCACGCGCCTCGATGTGATCGGCGCATCGGTCGACGGCGTGAAGGCGGGGCTGACCAGCGAGCAGACCGCCCGTGCCGACGCCGTCGGTGCCCTCGCCAGCCGGATCGACAGCGCGTTCGTGGAAATAAAAGATGCTTCAGGGTCTTTTCAGGAAAGCGTCAACCTGGCGGTCAAGGATGCAAAATCCGCCGTCGACAAGGTCACCCTTCTCAGCAGCACGGTCGGCGATCACACCTCGTCTATTAAGCAGGTCTCGAAAGTAACCGACGGGCTGTCGGGGCAGTGGACGGTCAAGATCGACAACAATGGTGCCGTCAGCGGGTTCGGACTTTCCTCGGACCCGGCCGACGAGAGCGGGGTGCGATCCGAGTTCTATGTGCGGGCCGACCGTTTCCTGATCGGCATTACCGGCCTCGGGGGCAGCATCGACCATCCCTTCGTCATCGGCAAGGTGGATGGGGTGTCCCGTATCTCCATGTCCGCCGCCTTCATCCAGGACGCCTCGATCAACAGCGCGAAGATCAGAGATGCAACGATCTCCAGCGCACACATCCAAGATCTGACGATCCGGGGCCAGAAGATCGAGGACTTCGCCACCGGCAACATGACCGGTATCACCTCCCCGGTCTATTTCCAGGAAGGCCCGTCGATCAGCATCGCCACCACCGGCAAGCCGGTGGCGCTGATCGCCACCGTCAGCGGCGTACCTGGGCGCAGCGGCGGCGGTGAAAACGCGACGTGGGATCCGGGTTTCGACGCTCGCGCCCGCGCGCTGGTGATCGGCACGGCACCTGGCGTGAACACCTATCGGGCCTGCGACATCCTCGCCACCTACCTGCCGCCCAACGGGCAGGTCGAATGCACCATCATCGCCATCGAACTGCGGAAGTAGCCCATGCCCAGCATCGCCGACCCCTTGCCGCCGTTGACCGGAATGCTCGGTCTGTTCGACCCGTCCTACGCCGCCTTCACCGTCTATGACGACGAGGGTCGCATCCATGGTGCCGGCACCTGCGCCGCCGACGTGGTCGAGATGCAGACCGGCGGCCGCCCCGGTCTCGCCGTGATCGCCGCGGAAGCGCATCACCTGACCGACTATGTCGACCTGTCGGGTGAGACTCCGGCGGTGCGTCGCCGCCCCACCATCGCCGGTCTCGACCAACTGCCGGATGGGGCGGTGGTGGAGGTGCGCTGCCTCATCACCGGCTCGACCAAAAGCTACACCGTCGACGACGGCTCCTTCCAATACGACGACCTGCCCGGGACCTATCGGGTGACGGTCCGCCGCTTTCCCTACATGGACTTCGTCACGGAGATCCGGCTGTGAAAGTCATCAACACCCGCACCCGCGACGAGATCGCGAAGCTGCGCCAGCAGGCCTACCTCGCCGCATGGCCGGCGGCCCGGCAGCTGGAAGCCCAGCAGGACATGCTGAACGGCAACCCCGCCAAATGGGAGCGCATGCGCGCCGACTTCTCGGCGATCCGCGCGCTCTACCCCTATTCCGACACGACCCCCAGCGAGGAGAACTGACATGGCCGGCTGGTATCGCCAAGGCACCGTCGCCCTGACCCCCGGATCGGCCGCCGTCGCCGGCGCCGGCACCATGTGGATGGGCGTCGTGCGTCCGGGCTCCGCCTTCACCACCGACGGCAGGACGCTCTACGAGATCCGCGAGGTCGCCAACGACCATACGCTGACCCTCGACCGCCCCTGGGAGGGCGAGACGGCGGGGGCGTCCGCCTATGCCGTCATCGCCGCGTCGGCGACCCTGTCCAACGCAGAACTGGCCGGCGAGATCGCGGCGATGGTCGCGAAATGGGCGGTGCGCGAGGACCAGTATGACGACTGGCTGGGCGGCTCCCCGAACGGCGGCCCGAATGCCGACGGCAAATATCCGCTCACCGACAGCAAGGGTGTCACCCGTCTGGTCGAAAGCCCGGCCCGCCTGCTCCAGCTCCTCGACGATGGGGTGGTGGAGCATGCCGCGCAGATCATTGCCGCCATCGAGGACGACGTGGCGACGGCACGGCAGGCCGCCACTGCCGCCACGGCAGCGATGACGGCCGTCGGTGCCGACCGGCAGGCCGTGGCGCAAGCCGCCGCGACCGTCGCCGCGCAGATCGGCGAAAGCACAGCCGCCGCCACGACCGCGACCGCCCAGGCGGCCATCGCCGTCCACCATGCCGATGAGGCCGCCGGCAGCGCCGCCGCCGCCGCCGGGTTGGAGGCGTCCGCCACCGCGGCGCTTGCCGCCGTGGAGACCGCACGCGACATCGTGCTGGAGGCGCGGACCGAAGCCGGCAATGCTGCGACCGGTGCCCTGTCCGCCAGAACGGCGGCCGAGGCGGCGCGCGACACCGCGACCGCTGCGCGGGATGCCGCCCAACAGGCGCGCGACGCGGCGACGACGGCGCGGACGCAGGCGCAGGACTGGGCGGTGAAGACCGACGCGCCGGTTTCCGGCAGCCTGAAGTCGGCGCTGTCCTATGCCCTGGACGCGGCCTCCCAGGCAACCGTCGCCACCGGCAAGGCGACGGAGGCCGCCGGCAGCGCCGCCGCCGCCGCCGCGAGTGCCACCGCTCTCGACACTGCGGCAACCGCTGCGCAGGCCGCCGCCGGCGATGCCGCGACCGGCGCCCAGACCGCGACCGCCAAGGCTTCCGCTGCTGCCATATCCGCCGACATCGCCCGCTCCGCCGCGCAGCAGGCGGAGGCCGCCGGGACCGGCAGCGCCACGGCCAGGACCGCGGCGGAGGCGGCCCGTGACAGCGCGGCCACCGCGATGACGGCGGCGCAGGTCGCCGCCTCCCAGGCCGGCCAGTCGCAGACCAACGCCGCCAACAGCGCGCAGACGTCGGCAACGGCGGCGGCGGACGCGATCTCGGCCAAGTCCGATGCCACCGCCGCCCGCGATCTGGCCGTGGCCGCCCGCACGGAGGCCCAGGGGGCCCGCGATCTGGCCCAGGCCTTCGCCCAGGGTGCCGTCGGCTATCAACCCAGCCCCGGCGTCTATTCCGCTTTCCATTGGTCGGAGCAGGCCAAGGGCCATGCCCAGACCGCCGCGACCATTGTCGGCGGCTCCAATTTCGGCATCGTCGGCGACGGCGCCTCGCAACGCTTCGTCGCCGACAATCCCGGCTCCCTGCTGAACCTCGTGCAGGCCCCGGGCGGCAAGCTCACCTTCAGCCCGGGCAACCATGCGGTCTCCTTCGGCTTCGATGCCGCGACCGCGCCGGTGGCGGCATCCGGCAACATCACCGCCGGCACCGTGCAGGGGGCGCTGGAGGAGATTGACCACCGGCTGTCCACCCTGTCGCAGGACAGCATCGCCAACGGCGGCGGCTCGGTGCGGGTGACGGAGGACGGAGCGGTCGAGATCGCCCCGGCCGCCGGCCGGACGGCGACCTATAAGGGTGGCGAGCTGCACAGCTCCGCGACCGCCTACGGCAAGGCGCAGACGGACGCGGCCATCGCCGCCATGATCAGTGCCGGGCAGGCGGCCGGGGCGGCCAGGCTGACGACGCCGCGCACCATCGCTCTGTCGGGCGGGGCGACCGGCACGGCGACCGCGTTCGACGGCACGCAGAACATCGTCATCCCGGTGACGGCGGTGGCGGCGTCGGTGCTGACCGGCACCATCGACATCGCCCGCCTGCCGGCAGGGGCGCTGGAACGCCTGTATCCGGTCGCCAGCGATGCCGAGCGCTTCGCCTTGACCACCGCCCAGGTGCAGAAGGGCGACACGGTGCAGGTCGGCGGCACCGGCGGCCTGATGTATCTGGTCGTCGACGAAAGCAATCTCGGCAATGCGGCGGGCTACCGCGCCTACACCGCGGCACGCGCCTCGGCGGTGGACTGGTCGGGGGTCGAAAACAAGCCGGCCCTTCTGACCTCTCTCGCCTCGCTCGACAACGCTGTCGGCGTGCTGACGCAGACCGGGGCGGGCACCGCCGCCAAACGGGCCATCGGCACGGCAGCGTCGACCGACATTCCCGACCGGGCGGCGGCGGATGGGCGCTATGCGCAGCTTGCCGCCAACAACGTCCTCAGCGGCACCGTCAGCATCCTGAACTCGGCATCTGCGGAGGCCATGCATGTCGGGAATGGCGCCGGAAGCAAATTCACTTTCGTCGGATGGAATGAATCCGGCGGTTTCGGTCGAGTTGGCGCTTACGGTTCAAGCGCATGGCAGAATTTCGCCATCTCCGAGGGTGGGGCGCCGACTGCCATCGGCACGACCGCGATGCCCACCGGCGGGGCCAAGCTGAACGTCGCCACCGGCATCCAGGTGGACAACAAGGATGTCTGGCACGCAGGCAACCTCGTTCCGGGCAACTATGCCGCGATTGCCACGGCCAACACTTTCAGTGGCAAGCAGACGATACTCGGAGCCGGCGCGAATTTGCCGTCCAACACCGGCATTGCGTCTGCCATCAGCAACACCGCCGGTTTCGAAATTCAGTCGCAGGGCATCGGTACCCCCGCCGGGGCCGCGTTCATGTCCTTCCACCGCCCCGGCAACTATGCGGTGCATGTCGGTCTCGACACCGACAACGAGCTCAAGATCGGCGGCTGGTCGATGGGTGGTGTCGCCCATAAGGTCTGGCATGCGGGCAACCTGCCGGTGTCGGTCTCCGGCAACGCCGTCGATTTCAAGTCCAGCCCGACCGTCAACGGCGCTCCGCTCGCCACCAACGCCAACACCGTCGCCAAGTCGACCGTCACGGTTCTTCCGGCCACCGGCAGCCTCGACGTTCCCGCCAAAACCATCCTGGGGGTCTACAGCCAGTTCGTCGGCCAGGCTTTCAACGTCGATTACAACACCGAGGCACAATACACCCAGGAGAACGCCGCCACCGGCACCGATCAGGTCGGCGGGGCTTTCCAGCTTTACAGCACTTCGGGCGGCAGCGGCGGCATCGATGCGGCCACCAAGCTGCTGGTCCACGCCGATGGCGCCAACGGCTCGACCGAGATCATCGATGAGCGCGGCATCACGCCGTTCGGTAGCCATTGCGGCTGGTTCGACGGGTCGTCCTACTTCACGGTGCCGACCAGCTACAAGCTGGCCTTCGGCACGGCGCAGGACTTCACCTATGAAATCTACGCCCGCTTCGAGAGCCTGAGCACCAATCCGATTGTCTGGGACACCCGCGTCAACGGCACGGGAAACAGTCCGGCCTTGATCATCCTGAGCAACGGCACGGTCCGCATCGCCATCAACGGCAGCAACCGGGATACGGCAACCGGCCTGCTCGCGACCGGAGCTTTCTATCACATCGTCTTCACCCGCCGGAGCGGCATTGCCGCCATCTATGTCAATGGCGTGTCGGCGCTGACTTGGGCAGAGACCTATGCGCTGCCCAACAGCCAGATCGTCATCGGCCAGTCGTCGGTTGCTGGCTCCAACACGATGACTGGATGGCTCGACCAATTCCGCATCTCCAAGACCGCTCGCTACAGCACCAATTTCACCCCCTCGGCCACGGCGTTTGTCACCGATGCAGATACTGTCCATCTGTTCAGCTTCGACGACGGCCATGGCGGGCAAGTGCTGAAGGATCGGTCCAACAGTGGGCAGGAGCTTTGTCTCGAAGGTACCGCGACGATCTCGACTGGCTGGTCGAAGTTCGGCGCCTCTTCTCTGCGTATGCCTGGCTCCTCACGCCTGACAACCGCCGCCTCCAAACCCCATGCCGATCTCAACCTGGGTGCGGACAATTTCACAATTGACCTGCACGCCCGGTTCGACAGCGCCGGCGATGCACAGGTGCTCATCAGTGCCGGAAACACCAACCAGTTCGGTATCCAGGTGCAGACATCCTCCGGTTCGCTCCTCCTGTGGATGTCGACCAACGGCAGCGGCTGGGACTTGGTGAACGGTGTGTCCATGGGTAGCTTCACCGTTGGAACATCTGCCCATTGGGCCATCGTGCGCAGCGGGTCGACGCTTTACCTGTTCAAGGACGGCGTGCTCCAGAACACCGTCAGCATCGGCACGATGGCATTGGCGGCCCTGACCAAATGGTGCTTTGGTGGGTATGTCCCCGCCGTCGGTGGCGGCAACATGAACGGCTATGTGGATGAACTCCGCATCAAGCGCGGTGTGGCCGAGTGGGTGGCCAACTTCACTGTTCCGGCAGCGCCCTACACCGCCGACGACCGAACGATCCTGCTGTGTCACTTTGACGGCTCCAACGGCGACAAGGTGACGCTGGACGGCAGCAGGTCGAGCTATACCGCCACCGCCTTCGGCGATGCGGCCCTGCCGGCCCTGGCCTTCCAGGGCGGGGCGGCTCTATCGTCGGCGCAGGCACGCGGCGGCCATGGCTCTGCTCTGGCCTTGAATGGCTCCGGCCAATGCGCCTCGATCACCTTCGCCCAGCCGAGTGCCGGCCACCCGCTCTATTTCGGGACCAACACCAAGCATTGCATCGAAGTCTGGATGTATTTCGCCAGCTTCTCGACCTCTCCGCAGATCTTCAACATCTCCGATGCGAGCGGCACCGTTGCCAACTCGATGCAGCTATGGACACACACCGATGGTACCCTGCGCTTCAATGGCTGGGGCAGCGGCAGTATCATCCCGTCCAACGCAGCGATGAGCACGGGTTGGCACCACATCGCCCTGGTCCGCGACAACTTCGGCTGGTACGTCTATGTTGATGGCGTCAAGTCGAACCAACTGATGGGGCCTCAGGTCAACCCGGCCTATCTGAGCGCCGCCTACCGCCTCTACGTCGGCGCCTATTGGGACGGCGGGCAGGCATTCCTCAACGGCGCCATCGACTCCATCCGCATCACCAACGGCCAGCCGCGCTACACCGCCAACTTCACACCCGCCACCTTGGTCGCCGACGATATGACCACCCTATTCTGGGAGTTCAACGGTGCGGTCGGCCAGAAATGGGTCAAGGAGCTGAGCCAGAACACGGCGCTGATCGCCGCCAACGGCAACGCCCGCTCGGTGAAGGATGGTGTGTGGATCGCCCCCGTGGTGTCGTCCAGCGCGACCAACTCCGGCATATCCACTGGCAATGCCAAGTTCGGCAGCGGGTCTCTTTACGCTTCCACAGCAGGCACCTACTATATCGTCAGCAACGGAACGCCGTACGCTCCACCCGGTGATTTCACTTACGATTTCTGGATCAATCCCACTGATGTGTCCGGAACTCGGCGCATCTTTTATAAGGGAAATCCAGCCAATAGCTCGTGGGATATATCAGCGTATCTGTCCAATCTGACCATGCAAGTCGAATATCGTGATACCGCGAGCAACGGTTTCGGTGCCTCAGCCACGCTGACGGCAAATGTATGGCAGCATGTTGCAATTGTGCGCAGCGGAAGCATGATCACGATTTATGTTGGTGGTATGGCGAAGAACTCGTTCTCTTCTGTTAATGGGTTAATCCAGCAGAGCGGTGCATTTTCTCTTCTCGACACGACATCCAGTGGCCAGGGTATGTATGGTGGCACCTGCATAGATGAGTTCCGTGTTTCCAATGTCGCCCGCTGGACCGGCAACTTCACCCCGCCATCCCTCGCCTACGGCAGCAGCTACGTCACCGGTCCCTTCTATGTGGCGACGCTCGACAGCAGCCGCATCGACGTGTCGGACTGGAGCACGATCCATTCGGCGACGATCACGCAGACCACCCCGCCCGGCACCAGCATCAAGTGGCTGGTCAGCTTCGACGGCCGGGCGACGTGGCGGAAGTGGGACGGATCGGCCTGGGTCGTCGTGCCCCTCAACAGCGGGGCCAGCATCGACACCAACGGCAACGATTATCTGACCCTGCAGACTGCCCTCACGAACCTGAACGTCGAAGCCTACAGCACCATCGACCTCGCCTTCTCGCTGAAGACGGCCAACCCGAACGTCTCGCCCAGCGTCGATGCGGTGACTTTGGCCCGCGACGAGTACGAGCTCGGGGCCGCCAAGATCGATTACACGATCAAGCGCAACGGTGCGGCCGGAGCCGAAATCCACCGCATCACCAACCTGAAGCCCTACCCGGTCAACGTCGTCTACGACTACGTCGCTTGACGCGGGCGGTCCCGGGGCCATCCCCGGGACCATGCCGCCGATCCGGCGGAGCGCTGCCGCCCCGACGATCCCGGCAGCGCTCCGCCGGTCCGTCCTCCCCCTGTCTCCCAACCCACCGGCCCACCTATCGTCCGGGAGTCCCGATCCATGCCCGATCCGATCTGCAAGGCCGCCATCGACCTTGTGAAGCATTTCGAAGGTCTGTCCCTCGACGCCTATCTCTGCCCGGCCGGCATCCCCACCATCGGCTATGGCCACACCGCCGGCGTGACGCTCGGGCAGAGCATCACCGCCAAAAGGGCCGAAACGCTGCTGTCCCGCGACCTCGCCGCCGCGGCGGCCGTGGTCGACAGGCTGGTGACGGTGCCGCTGAATGGCGGGCAGCGCGGCGCCCTCGCCAGCTTCGTCTTCAATCTGGGACGGGGCAACTTCCAATCCTCGACCCTGCTGAAGCGGCTCAACATGGGTGATCATGAGGGGGCCGCCGGCGAGTTCGCCCGCTGGGTCTATGCCACCGTCAATGGCAGGAAAACCCAGCTTCCAGGCTTGGTGAAGCGCCGGGAGGCCGAGGCTCTGCTGTTTCGCCGCAATCTTTTCCTGACCAGGATCGCCGCGGCCGATCCGATGCCGCAGGCCCTCGACGAGCCCGCCTGATCCCGTGCTTTCCCCTCATCACCGGTCCCTGGCATCGATCCGGGGCGCCAAGGCGGGGCGCAGAAGGCTGACCGCTCGCTACGCGCTCTCCGGCATTCGCACCATCCCCTGATCCCTGGCGCGATCCAACAGGTTCTTCACCGACGACCGGCTCCAGCGCAGGCCGCCGCGCGGCGTGCGCTGTCCCATGCTTTGCAGCCGGCGCGCGATGCCATCGAGCGTGATGCCGGGCTCGGCCCGCGCCAGCCCCGCCACCATCAGCACGAGGTCGTTGCTGTCGACCCGCTTGGGCGCCGCATCGAGAAGGTTCTGACGAACCAGCCCCGCTGCGGCCAGCCGGCGGACGGCGCGGATCAGGCTGTTGGGAGTCCATGGCTTGCGATCCCACGGCCGGGTCCGCCCCTGCGCCTTCAATGCCCGCACGACCTGATCCCATGGTGCCGTCGGGCGCAGAGCCTCGACGGTCGGCAGGAACTCCTGGGCGTGCGCGACGACCAGCTCGTCGCGAGCGGTCTCACGGCCCTGCCGTGCCTTTTCCAGCGCCGCCGGGTCCCGTCGGCGCAGGCCGGGATTGCCGGGCTCCTTCCCCCTGGCCACCGCGGCCCTGAGCCCGGCGATCGAGCGCTCGCGGATCAATGCCCGCTCCAGCTCGGCTGCGGCACCGAGAACCTGCAGGGCAAAGCGTCCCTGCGGGCTGGTGGTGTCGATCGGGTCGCTCAGCGACTTGAAGGCGACGCCGCGCTGCCCCAGCCCGTCGATCACCTCCAGCAGATGGAACAGCGACCGTGCCAGCCGGTCGATGCGCGCCACCACCAGCGTGTCGCCTTTCCTCAGGCTGGCGAGCGCCTTGGCCAGCACCGGCCGGTCACGGTCGCCACCCGAGGCATGCTCCTCGAAGATGACCGTGCAGCCGGCCTGCCGCAGGGCGAGCAGCTGGGAGTCGGTGGATTGGTCTTCGGTGGAGACGCGGGCGTAGGCGACGAGGGCCATCGGGATGTCCTGGGCATTCTGGGCGGAGACGCGCCCGGCGGGCTTTTTGTACAGAATATCAGTCGATTTCATCCACCCAGATGAACATGGATGCAGGATGCGAAGGTGGGAAACTGCTCCGGATCGCGGTCCCGTAACCCCGTCTCATGGTTCAGGTATCTGGTGCGCGACAAAAGGCCAGGATCGCCGGCGGGGCCGGGGCGACGCCATCGTGAGCACCGACATCCCGAGTGTCGATTGCGCCGCGCGGAAGCGCTTGGAATCGCCCATTTCCGACACCGGGTGTATTGGACATGTTGCCAGTTTTTCATTGCTAAATATCGATAACTGACTGTTATACAAAGATATGAAGGATTTGCGCTTTTCCGACCCCCTCCTCCTTCTCGGTCCCTTGGAGCGAGCAGCCAAGGCTGTCGGGCGGCTGGCCCAGGCAACCACCGGCAGTCCGGTTCTGGCCGCTTGGCTGCATCGGTCGCGGGTCGAGGCTGTTGCCGACATCGCCGATATCCAGGGGCGCCGCGTCGATCCCAACCGACTGCGCACTCTGCTGGCCCAGGTGCCGACACGTGCTCTGCGCGACTGGGGGGCCACCATGCTGGCCCTCGACCTGATGCGGCAGATGCTCTCCGAGCCCAGCCCGCCGGCATTCGCGCCGACCGGTATGGACGGGGCGCTCGCCCGGATGGAGGAGGCCCATGCCACGGCTGGACCGGCGGTGCTGGTCGCGTGCGGAACTGGCTTCTTCGCCCATCTGGAAGCCGGCGGCGATCGCAGCGGAGCCTGTCTGGCCGTTTCCCGTTTCCTCGCCGCTCAAGGGATGACGCCGCTGCCGCTGCCCTGCCTGAACGGGGTCGAGGCGATCCGCCGCGCCGAACCGGACGGAATGTGGCTGGTTGCTTTCCTCGACGGTATCGCCCGGCAAGCGGAACAGGGTGAGGATGGTCTCACCGCTCTGCTGCATCGCTGGCGCGGTTGGCGCCGGTGCGTCGGCGACCGGCGCAGCGACGCCCGTATCCGCCGTGCCGTCGATGCGGTGGCGGCGGAAGGCGTGATCGGCCCGGCCCGGCTGGCTGCCCGGCTGCGCTGCGCCACCAGTGCCGCCACCGACCTGCTGGAGGAATTGCAGCGGCTGGAGATCGCCGTGGAGATCACACGCCGGCGCACCCACCGTGTCTTCGTGGCGGCGGACTTGGCGGCGATGCTGGGGGAGGTGGCGCCGCGGTCCGCGGCGGCCGTTGCCGCCGGAGCCGTTCCCGAAATCGCGCCCGTGGCTCCCGCCGAACCGGACCGGTGGGTGGAACCGGCCGAAGGCGTCGACGATGCGCTTGCGAACCTGGAGCGCATCCTGAAGCGGCAAGACCCATTGCTGGCGCGTTATGGCCGGATCGCGCGGGCGTCAGGCGAGGAGTAG